AACTTTTGTTGCGCTATTTGTATTTTTAAACCTTCTTCTGCACTCATGTTTATGCTCCGTTAGTCTCCACTAAAGTAACTTTAGCTACCCAGTTGATATTTTTAGCTGCTGCTCCAGTGACTTTAATATCTAAAGTGTCATCTGTATTATTAGCTACAGCTGTAACATCCCAAGCTGCATCTGCTTCTGCAATAACTGTTTTAGTAATTGAACCTTGTAAAGCAGTTGTTCCATTATCATTTTTAATACAACCTAGAATTTCATATGCAGCACTCTCAGTTTGAGTACCTGTCCTTCTAGCTACAATGTGAATTTTCATCAACATCGACGAATCTTGCCTAATAGGGATTGAAGTACCACTTCCGGCGATTTGGTTTACCATTGTAGTTTCTGTTCCGTCAGTTGTCTGACATCCTACTATAGTATCTAAAAATTGAGCACTTCCTGTTACAGAACCAAACTTTCCTCCACCGTGAACTCGATTAAGGGCTATGTTAGAGTATGGATAATATCCACTCATTACAGCATAATCTCCAGTCGTTGACCCAGCACCAAAATGACTTCCTCCAAGGAACATTCTATAATTTGTGTTAACTAATGTATTACCATCACCGAAACAAGAAGAATTTTGAGAACCGAAGTTATTACCACTACCTATTATAATTCCATCTGAAAAACTACCATTTCCTATATTAAGTGTTCCACCTACAATAGCATCACTAATACCAGCGTCAAGCGAATTTGCCGTACCACCTAGTATAACACTATCGTCAGCTCCAGTTGTAGATGAGGCGTTACCTAACAAACCACCTACTACAATCATACCATCAGAACTAGCTTTTACTTTATTCAAGGCTCCACCAAGAATAACAGACGCATCTGAAGGTGAACCACTTGTTGATTCTATTGTATTACCTGAACCACCAATGATAGCACACTCTTCTGAATTAGGATTTATTGTATGATTTTTACCACCCAATATACTTACATTCACTGCGTCTTCCTTAATGGTGTTACCTGTACCTACTACTAAACTATTAACTGCCGAACCAGATACTATATTGGTGTTTCCAACAATAAGATTAGGTCCTACTAAGTTGTCTGTTGTGTTGCCGCTTCCAAAAACGGCGTTCTTTCCGAATTTATATCCTGCCATATTAATCTCCTTAAGCTATGTTAAGCTTTAATACCTCTACATGGGCCATCCAGTTAACTGTATGACCAGTGTCACCTGTTACTTTAAGTTCAAATGTATCGTCAGTATTGTTTACTGCCAATGTAGCATCGTAGTTAGTTGTACCAGTGTCTTCGTTAAGAACTCTCTTAGTTACACCAGTAGTTCCCGCAGTTGAAGTTCCACCTTGGTTTTTAAATGCACATA